CCATCAGAATCTGTGATTGCACAATACCTTGCAGGGAAGTATGGTCTTGGTGCTGGATTGCTGAAGACTAATGAAGGTGGAATGATGGTAAATCACATTGGTGATTACTTCCATGGCAAGAGAGTTTCAGAGAATGAACCTGGATGGGAAGGATTTAAAACTATAGATCCAAACATTAAATACTGTTCTAGAACTGGAGCATATTGGAATGAAGGTTAATCTTATTATTGCAGATAATTTTTATGATAATCCAGATGATGTAAGATCCTTTGCATTATCTCAAGAGTTTGCAGTTAGGGGAAATTATCCTGGTCTTAGAACAAAATCTTTTTTAAATGATAGTCTGAAGGAAGTAATTAATTCTTTAGTATCTCATGCTGCTGGTGGTGTTACTGATTGGTTAGTTGATGCTGAGGGGAATGGTTACACTGGAGCATTTCAACTTTGTACTTCAATGGATAGAACTTGGATTCATTCTGATTATAATAATATGTGGGCAGGAGTTTGCTATCTAACTCCTGATGCACCTTTAAGTGGTGGAACTGCATTGTATAAACATAAACTAACTGGAGAAAGAGAGTCTATTAATAACATAGATCATGGACAAGATGCATACGATTATACAAAATGGGAAGTTGTTGATAGAATAGGTAATGTTTACAATAGATTAATTTTATATCCTGGAAATTTATATCATGCTTCTGTAGATTATTTTGGATCTGACGCTGACACTGGGAGACTATTCCAAACATTTTTCTTTAATACAAGATACTGATGAAAGAACCTTTTGACTATTGGGTGATTGATAACTTTACTACACCTGAAATTGCTAAACAATTGTCAAGTGAATTTATGGATTATAATTATCCAAAGTGGTACACTTACAATAATGTGTTAGAGAATAAAAAAACTTGTAATGATTGGTGGGAGTTTCCACCAAAAACATATGAGTTTTTTAATTATCTTGCATCTTCAGAATTTGTTGAGAAGATAAAGAAACTAACAGGAATCAAAACTCTTTATCCAGATATTGGATTGCATGGGGCTGGTTGGCATATTCATGGAACTGGTGGAAAACTAAATGTTCATTTAGATTATTCCATACATCCAAAATTAAAACTACAAAGAAAATTAAATTTAATTTTTTATCTTACTGAAGATTGGAATCCAGAGTGGGGTGGTGCCTTAGAGTTGTGGACACATGATACTATGACAAATAGAGCAAAAGAAAAAAGAGTTGCTATTGAAAATGTTTTCAATAGAGCTGTTCTATTTGACACTACTCAAAATTCTTGGCATGGATTTCCAGAACCACTAACTTGTCCTGAAGGTGTATACAGAAAGAGCATAGCTTTTTACTATCTTACAGATCCACCTGAAGATGCTGTGGTTAGAAATAGAGCTCTTTATTCCCCTTATGGAGATCAAAGATATAATCCTGAAGTTTTAGATTTAATTGAAAAGAGGTCATCATGAACAAAGAGAAGAAAATTGTCATGATAACAATGTTCAAGAATGAAGCAAAAACCATTCGAAGAATGTTAGAATCGTGCTATAAGTATATTGACTATTGGGTATTTCAGGACAATGGATCTACTGATGGAACTCCAGAGATTGTAAAAGAATTCTTTGAAGAACACCCTGTCCCTGGATTCATTTACAACTGTGATGAGGGTTGGGTAAGTTTTGGATGGAATAGAGATCATCTTCTCCAGACATGTTTAAAGACTGATCATGGATGTGATTGGATTATGAAGATGGATTGTGATGAATACATGGAAGTTGATGATGACTTTGACTGGTCCATATTCAATGACACTGATATTCACAGTTTTCATGTGCCATCAATAGCACCTGGAATTACTTACTTTAGGGCATGGATTTGGAATGCTAAGTTTCCATGGAAGTTTAATCATGATCTTGTTCATGAAACTATCTCTATGGAAGTTGATGGTATTGGGGAGAATTTCCAAAGAGTAAATCTCCCCATGGGGTTTAGGCACATTGGAACCAATGATGGTGAAAGTTATCAGACTCCAACAAAGTATGTCAGTGATGCTTTAAAACTGGAGGAGCAATTAATCAAAGATAATACAATGCTCACTGATAATTATCATTTCTGGTATGTTGGTAAGAGTTATTTTGATGCTCAGTTTTGTCAGAATTTTCCTTTAGGTAAAGTTCAACAAGAAGAATTTGCTAGAAGATCTATATTTTATTTTTATCAATATGTTTGTCATAATCATGAAGGTTTTGAATCTACCAGTCTTCCACAATATCTGGATGAGTTCTCTTATTTTGGGTTGTACTGTAGTGGAATGCTTTTAAAAGATTTGGGACTACTGGAAGATGCTATAGAAAACTTCAATACTGCTGCATTGTTTGCTCCTAGAAGAAATGAACATTTAGTTAGACTTGCAGAGATATGTTTAGAGCAAGAGCAGTATGAAACTATGCTTGAGATAACAACTCATTTACTTTTACCAGAAAGAAAGAATCCATTTCCAGATTTTATATTCCTGATTGATAATTCTTGTTATCATGACACAGGAGATTACATTAATGAATTGCACACCACAGCATTATCTAAAGTTAACCAATGAAATTTGTAACCACTAGTTCAACAAGTAAAACTTACAACAAAAAGATTTGGGTTGTAGAAAACTTCTATACTAATCCCTATGCTGTTAGGGATTATGCTATGAAGCAGCAGTATGAAGATCAATCAGAATGGTACAAGGGGAGGAGAACTATAGAGCAACACTTTGTCCCTGGTACTAAGAGGGAGATTGAAAATATCATGGGACATAAGATTACTGAATGGGAGTCTCATGGAATGTGTGGTAGGTTTCAATACTGCACTCCACAAGATTCTTTAGTATATCATTGGGATGGACAAACTTGGGCTGGTATGGTATACTTAACACCAAATGCCCCATATCAATGTGGCACCTCTTTTTACGCTCATGAAAGTGGGGTGAGACATGAATCAGATTCTAATTCTGATGTAGCATTTGCTGGTGGATTCTATGACAGTACAAAATTTAGACAGGTTGATGTAGTTGGAAATGTTTTTAATAGACTAGTTCTATTTGATGCAAGACAAATTCATGCAGCATCAGAATATTTTGGACAAACAATAGAGGATTCAAGACTCTTCCACATTTTCTTTTTTGATTGATATGATTGATTACAAGTTTAGTATTATTACTCCAGAGCATAGTTCTAAGAACATGCCATATTTGCTTGAACTCTATGAGACAATTAGAGATCAAACTCATACCAATTGGGAATGGGTTTTATACTTGAATGGGGACTGTAAACCACATCATATCCCCCAAGAAATTAAAGATGATCCTAAAGTTAGGATTCATACTGGTATTACAAATCCTAATGTTGGATTCATTAAAAATAAAGCTTTCTTCCTTGGTAGGGGAGATGTTCTAGTTGAAGTTGATCATGATGATCTTCTTACTTTAGATTGTCTTGAAGAACTTAACAATGCATTTCAAGATCAAGAAGTTGGTTTTGCATTTAGTGAGGAAGTTCAGTATGACATGAGAGGAGATGAATATAAAATTCCTTGGAACCCCAACAATGGATGGACCAATGAGTGGGTAGAGTTTAGAGGGGAAACATTTATGAAAATTAATAGTTTCCCTGCATCTGCACAAAGTATTGGTATTATTTGGTATGCTCCTGATCATGTTAGAGCATGGAGAACTAGTTTTTATCATGAAGTTGGTGGTCACAATCCAGATCTTAATATTTGCGATGATCATGAACTGGTTATTAGATCCTATCTTAGAACTAAATTTAAGTTTATTGATAAGATTTTGTATTATTACAGGTGGTTGCCTAACAATGATAATACACAAACTCAGAGGATTGATAGTATTCAAGTTAAGACCTTTGAACTATTTCATCAGTATGGACAAGCTCTTGCTGAGAGAGATGCAGATCTCAAAGGTTTATTGAAGGTTGATATTGGTGGTGGTCTATTCCCTAGACCTGGATATGTTACTATTGATCAGTGTGATGCTGACATCATCTGTGATTTGAATGATGGTATTCCTCTTGATGATAATAGTGTTGGTGTTATTAATGCTAGTCATGTGTTAGAGCACCTGAGAGATCCAGTTAAATCAATGAGAGAAATTCATAGAGTCCTCTGTGATGGTGGTTGGGCATTCATTGAAGTTCCCTCCACTGATGGTAGAGGTGCATGGCAAGATCCAACCCATGTAAGTTTTTGGAATCAAAATAGTTTCTGGTATTATACAAGAAGAGACAAAGCACAATTTATTAGGAACACTGACATCAGGTTTCAAGAATTTAGACTTGAAACTAATTGGTGGGACGACAATATTGCAGTGACAACTGCATGGTTATGTGCAATTAAATCAGATCAACGCAGACCACACCCAGTTAACATTTAAAACTATGACTTTTACAATTTACAGCAAAAGGGGATGTCCCTATTGTGACAAAATTAAAAATATTTTAGACGATCTTAGTGAAAGAAAAGGATATCCTATTCTTTATAGAGAACTTGGATCTGATTTTACCAGACAAGAATTCTGGGAACAGTTTGGAATGGGATCTACTTTCCCTCAAGTTGTAATGGGAGAAAAGAATCTTGGTGGATGTATTGACACAGTTAAGTACCTTTCAGAAAATAAATTACTCTAATGAGCCCTATAAATAAACCAGATCCCTCTGGTATGAACAGAGGTATTGAACTTATTTTGAGAAGGAGGAAACCCAGAAAGAAAACATTTTCATTCTGTTTTGATAAGATGGTTTCCTTCCTAAAAAGAGAAGTGACCATCTCCTTAAATTTTTCCTTTGATGTAAGGAAGTCACAGTAAAGGAGTAGGGCTATGATAGCAATTACACTTGTTTTTTCTGTAATGTTTGTTTTGATGTCATTAGTTGTTGGGAGTTTAGCAGGATGGATCTATAGAGAACATACCTGGGCTCAACAAGTTGCTAAGTTGCATCCTGAAATGTACGATGAAGATGGAAATGTCATCCCTGATGACATAATTGCCTTTAGATTTGAAGGTAATATGGAGGATGAAGAATCTGAAGATTAATTAAAATGGAGAGTTACCCATGAAATTGCCACCAGACCAACTGGTTTCTGAAGTTTTACAAAGAGTCTCTAATGCGAAAAATAGAGATGAAAAAATTACAATTTTAAGACATTATGATAGTCCTGCACTAAGGGCTATCTTGATTTGGAATTTTGATGAGAGAGTCAAATCAGATCTCCCATCTGGAGAAGTTCCATATACCCCTAATGATGCTCCAATTGGAACAGAACATTCTAAACTTCTTCATGAATGGAAAAAGTTTAATCATTTTGTTCAGGGTGTAACCCAGACTACAAGAATGAAAAAGGAAATGATGTTTGTTCAATTACTTGAAGCACTTCATTCTTCTGAGGCAGAGTTGCTATGTCATACAAAGGATAAAGTTCTACACAAAAAGTTTAAAATTACAAAAGCAGTCGTGAAGGATGCATTTCCTCAGATTGTGTTTCCTTGATCTATGAAGATTATTCATAAAGACTGTGATCCTACACTTGCAAATGATAAGACTTTACCCTATACTGCTTATCTAGTAGAATATCTACAAGATGGTATGACCCATTTTGATATTGTGGTCTCTGCAAAAAGGGTGGAAATCTTTGATCATTATTGGGATAATTATCGTCATGACTTTAAAAACATGACACAAACTGATGGAAGAGCTAACCCCAAATTATGGGGTCCACCTAAAAATAAAAAACAAAAGTAAATGATCCTACATTATGAACTACAAACCATACTCACCTGAGTGGCATAGATATAGATACTTGAAAGAATCTATAGATAAGTATCTTGATGAAGGTATTGATCCAGAGTTTGTTATAGATGATATTCGTGATATTCTGCATCTTCGTTCTGAAGCAGCCTATCAAGAATTCACCAGGATCAATCAATTAGAGAACTATTTGTCGGAAGGGTAAACATGCTTTCAACTCAATACAGACTAAGATTAGAATTCATCTGTAAGAAGATAGCAAACAAGGAAGAAGTTAAATTAGATGATATGATCTGGGCAGAGAAACTTGCCAAGAGACA